AGGACTGACGACATAATGGACGAATTCTTTGACAGAGGCATAATCAAACATGGATACCAATACGAGATCGACGGCGATGCTACTGGTTCTGCTAGGTCTACAAACTCTCATCGTTCTGATTACGATGTCATCCGTCAAAGACTTGACCAAGCAGGTATCAGCTATGTATACAAGGTGCGACGCTCTAATCCTCCAATCCGGCAGAGGCACAACACCGTCAATGCCTACTGCAAAAACTCCTTGGGACAAGTCAGGCTCTTCGTACACAACTGCAAGACTGTTGACGAGGGGCTTAGACTGACGGCTCTTAAGAAGGGTTCCGGGGTTATTGAAAACGACGATTTCAGGGCGCAGCATGTGACCACAGCAATCGGGTATGCTATCGTTAGAAAACACAAAGAGCTAAACATAGACGAAGGCTATTCAACCATTCTTTAGGAGATCACGGATGATCGATCCTCAATACGTAGTTTCGACTGTAAGGAAGCAGGCGAAAGACCTTGGTACATTTTACAAAACCCTAGACATCCTTGAAGGCAATCTAGAGCCTTACGTTGTCGACTCGCTGCGCCGTACGCTGTCTCCTCAGGTTATGAAGTTTGCTGTTGAGCGTTTGATGCCTATTAACATCTTCCCGCGCTACGTCTCTAAACTATCTACTATCTACCAAACAGGCGTCATGCGTGAGGTTGCAAACGGCAGCGACGCGGACTCTGAGCTGCTCGCGTGGTACGAACAGCAGATGAACATCAACACCATTATGCAGAGCGCTAACAAGCTCTACACATCGTGCAGGTCCACACTTATCCACCCTTACATCACAGACGAAGGCCCGAGGATTAGAGCCGTACCGAACGACAGGTTCGTGCTTTGTTCCGATGACCCAATAGAGCCGACTAAACCAACAATGGCTATTCTTTTGGCTGGTCAAAACTCTAAAGGTTGTGTTTACTGGGTGTATACACAAAATGAATTCGCGGTCGTGCATGAAGACGAGAGCATTGACTATGCGGCAATGAACGAGATGGGACTGGGGGACGGCCAGAATCCTTACGGGGTTCTGCCGTTTGTTTACGTCAATAGCTCTGATCTAAGACTCCGTCCAGTGCCTGACATAGATAGCATTCGCATGACAGAATACATCCCAATCGCGTTCACAGATCTAAACCTTGCAGCTATGTTTGCAAGCTTCTCAATCACCTACACAAAGAACACCAAGATCGAGAACATGGTCTACGCACCGAACGCAGTGTGGAACCTTAAGTCTGACGACCCTGATAAAGATCCAGACCTCGGAACCATTAAGCCTCAGGTTGATTACGCAGAAGTGATTGACCTGGTTGAGACAGAGCTCTCTCTATGGCTTGACTCAAAGGGAATCAAAGCTGGCTCTCTTGGTGATGTCAACGGCGGCAACGTGTCTAGCGGTATCGCTAAGGTGATTGATGAAGCTGACACATACGATGTCCGTCAAGGACAGTCGCTTCGCTTCCAAATGGCAGAGAAGCATTTGTGGGACTTGGTCCTACGCTACATGCATCCTGTTTGGACGTCTCAAAACTTAGTGTCAAATCGCCATCAGTTTTCGGCGTCCGCATCTGTCACCACTAAGTTTGCTCTACCTATCGTCGGCACACAGCGTATGGAAGCTATTCAAGAGCAGCAAGCCGAGTACGCGGCAGGGTTTACGACAAGAAGCAGGGCGATTGCTGCCTTGAATCCTCAGATGACGATGAAAGAAGTCGAAGACCTAGAGATGGAAATCGACATGGAAAGAGGAATGCCAATGGAGGCTTTAGATGCCAGCCAAACATCAGAAAGTTCGGATCAAGCTTCCAGAGGAGCTGACGCCGGATCAGATATCTGAGCTCGGTGATTTGATCGTAGAGAAAATCGTTGACCGCACCTTGAAGGGTAAAGACAAGGACGGCCAGCGGTTTCCTGGTTACTCGAAGTCTTACAAGGAGTCCCTAGACTTTAAGAACGCCGGGAAGTCTGCGAGCAATATTAACCTTGAGCTATCGGGTGACATGCTTGCGGCCCTTGAGGTTCTTAAAGAAGGCAAGACCTACATTGAGGTTGGCTTTGAAGATGGGACCGACGAGAACGCTAGGGCAGACGGGAACATTAGGGGGACATACGGTAAGCAGCGCGGTGACAAGTCGAAGGCCAGAGACTTCCTTGGGATATCTGAAACCGAACTAAACAGGTTGATTCGCAATGTCAAAAGCAACGAATGATCTAAAAGCATTCACCGCAAAGCTTTCTAAGACTATGCGTGCTGCTGTAGATAACAAAGTTTTAAACAAGCTTGGAGAGTTTACGGTCAATATCGTACAGCGTAGGACCCGCTTGGGTTACGGCGTTGATGACAATTTCCAAGAACGAAAAAAGCTGGCCCGTCTTTCAGATAAATACGTTCAAAGTCGCAGAAAGTATGCTGGTCTAAGCCCTACCACAACGCCAAAGAAGTCTAACCTAACTCGCACAGGTCAGATGCTCGATAGCTTGCGCCATAAGGTCAAAGGCAACACGCTAGAGATCAGGCCTACGGGACGCCGCAATGACGGCAAGACCAACGAAGACGTTGCCTACTACAACGCAATTGGTGGAAAGAATAGACCGCCGCGTATTTTCAACAATGTCAGCCGTCTGGAATTCCAACAGATCCTGCGTTTCTATAGAAGGGAGTTTACAAATCTAATAAAAAAACTACGTTGACTTGCTTTCAATACCAAACGTGCTAGCATAATAAACAGAAAATATAAATAGAGGTATCCATGTCAGAGCAAGGGACTGCTCCTGTGGGGCAACCGTCGGAGTCTGTGGCTTCAACGGCAGAGAAAGAATCTGTAGCTTACGAAACTCATAAGAGACTACTGGACGAGAAGAAGCGCGCTCAAGCTGAGCTTGAAGTACTTCGCCAAAGGGAAAAGGAAAGAGAAGAAGCTGACGCTAAAAAGCGTGGTGACTACGAAACCCTTCTCCAACTCAAAGACGCCGAGCTAGCGAAAGCTAAGGAAGAGGCGGAATCTGAGAGGCAAACTCGTGCAGGGTTAGAAGATGCCGTTAAGTCAGCGCAGAAAAAGGTGGCTGTTCTAGACGCCCTTGGTGGGCAGATCGATCCTAAGTGGCATAAGTTTATCGACGTGGATCAGGTGATCATCAATCCAGAGACTGGAAAGGTAGATCCTTTAAGCGTTGCTAAGTATGCCGATGAATTGAGAAGAGACTGGCCTGAAATGCTGAAGAAAACTTCGGTGCTTCCAGCAAACGCTCCTCAAGGTGGACCGGCTGCATTTATCAAGTACGAAGACTGGAAAAAGCTGTCTGCTAAGGACATGAAGAAGTGGGCCTATAACCAAATCATCGATTAAAGTTCTTTAATAACTTTTAGAAGGAGACTCAAGGATGAGTACTACTGATCTAACTGCAGTCGCGAATCAGATCCAAAAATTCTGGGCACCACAATTTACCAAGCAACTTCGCGAAAGCCTCCTTCTTGGCGGCCTCGTGAACAAGCAATACCAAGGCGAAATCAAACGCCAAGGTGACACTGTTCGCGTGTCTCAGATCAACGCTCCTACTGGTCAGCTTTTGACCGTAGGTACTAACGCAGACAGCTTCAACTCTGAAGCTATCTCCACTTCCTACGTTGACATCAAAGCAGACAAAAGAGCTGTTGCATCCTACGAGTTCCAAGACCTTGTTGAGTTGCAATCACAAGTTGGTCAAGGCAACCCAGAAGTCATGGAAGCTTTGATGTTTGCTATGCAAAAGCAAATCAATACTTACCTTTACAGCCTTGTATCTGCTTCGACTTCGTCTCCTGACCACAACATTGGTTCGGTTTCTGACTTCAACGCAAGCCAATTGGCAGCAGCTCGCGTTCTAGCGGCTCAAGCTAAATGGCGCATGGAACCAGGATGGTACGCGCTTCTTGATCCCGTCTACATGGGTGACATCATGAACGCCGCTACTCTTACCTCTTCTGACTACGGTGCATCTGATGCTCCTGTAATCGGCGGTCAAGTGGCTCTTAAGCGTTTCGGCTTCAATCTGTTGGAAGACAACAGCTTGTCTGCTGACCACGCCCTATTATTCCACCCTGACTTTATGCACATGGTTTCTCAAACTGATGTTCAGGTCAAAGTATCTGACCTACACAGCCAAAAGAAATTCGGAATCGTAATGTCTGTGGACATGGTCTTCGGAGCTGCTTTGGGTGTCAACGGCAACGTTAAACACATTCAGGTATACAACTCTGCATGGTAACATCTAACAGCACATTACCCTTCGTAGGGTTCAGTAACTTGAACCCTTACGAGTCCCTTGAGTTTGTTACAGGAGATTCTCCGGAAGACCTTCTGAAGCAACTCAAGATGATTCGAACGCCGATAAAGCTCGTGGCGATTGTCCCTTACGGCAGTCGTCACGTGGCTTACATCATGGGAGATGTGCGTAAGAACGAACAAGTGAAACAACCTAAACAATTAAGAGGTAAATAACATGGCTGCTATTCAAGACACAAAAAAGGTTGCACCTACTTTTTCCAACGCTATGGAAATTGTCCGCGCAAGATACGACTTCTCTAAAGATGCTGGCGCTACTGGCGTCCTCGACATCTTCGAGGCTGCTGCTGACGTTGTCATCACTCACTTCAGTTTGACTGTAAAGACTGCCTGTACATCCGGCGGTTCTGCTACAGTTAAAGTTGGCGTGACTGGCTCTGACGCTTTGTTCATGAACACCACTCAAGGCGCTGTTGCTAGCCTTACACTTGGCGCTGTAGTTCTTCCACCTGCTGTAGAAGGGACTCCAAACGCATTACCTTTGCCTGTAAAGCTTGCTTCTGGCTCTAAGGTTCTACAAACTATTGGCACAGCGGCTCTAACTGCTGGCGTCATCGAGTACTGCATCGGTTACGTTCGCGCGTAATCTAAAGGAGTAGTGGCGTGGCTCTTTCGCCTAACATCAACGACCTGGAAAAAGCAAAGTTCCAGGAGACCACGGATGGTCTAACTGCTGTTAGGATTGTAAGTTCCACGCCACTTTCGCCGTCAGAATATGATAGGATCGACGTTACCTATCCAACCAGTACTCAAGAAGTCTATGCATTTAGTCTTGCAAGCAATCCAGTCGGGACTATTACCGTTGACTACGTGGACTCAACTAAAGAACAGGTATCTACTGTTGTGAGGTCTTAAATGCCTTACGCATTCAATCCGTTTACTGGGACACTAGATTATTTTCGATCAGGATCTACTGGAACCTCGACTGATTTTCAGTCGGGGTATTACGTTATAGACTCGTCGCAATCGATAGAAATACCAGAAAAAAAGCAGTCGACAACTTGGGGTATGCTGTCTCTTGAGGGTACAATGCTCGTCGAAGGTCAGTTTATCTCGGAGGCGTAATAATGAGCAGTATTAGAATTGCAAAGGGCGCACAGCCAGCAACACCTCCTACCGATAGGCTTACTATCTGGTATGACACTTCTGACGATAAACCAAAGTACGTGAAAGCAGATGGCAATGCGTATGAGTTTGGCTTTACATCGCACTTAAGTCTTTCTGACATTGGATCAAATACGCATGCTCAGATAGATACACACATAGCTAATACGTCTAACCCTCACAGTGTCACAGCTTCTCAAGTCGGATTAGGCAGCGTTACGAATGCTCTACAGCTTGTTGCTGCAAACAACCTGAGCGACCTTGTTAGTGCTTCGACCGCACGAACAAATTTAGGTGTGGCAATAGGCACAGACGTACAAGCTTTTGACGCAACGCTTACATCGCTGGCAGCTTATAACACAAATGGAATTTTAACGCAGACAGCTGCCGATACATTTACAGGACGCACAATTACAGCTGGCACAGGCGTAACTGTAACAAACGGTAGCGGCGTCTCTGGAAACCCTACCATTGCAATAGGACAAGCTGTCGCAACGACAAGTAACGTGCAATTTGAAAGGGTTGGCATTGGCTTTGCCCCAGTAACAAACTGGGCACTAGTCGCGGCACCAACGCTATCTGGTGCAGGTACTCATTACGGTATCTTTTTCGCACCTAGATCATCGACTGATACGCCGACTATTTTTTCAGCCGGAGTATTCCAAGCCCTTACCCAATTATCTGGGACAACGAAAACATATCCTGATGTTCGCGGACTATGGGTAGGAACGACTAATAAACAACAGGCCGGAGATACTGTAAGTATTAACTCTGCAATCTACTTAAGCGATCAGACAGCAGGGACGACAAACTACGGCATTTTCTCGCTTATGAGTTCTGGGACAAATAAGTGGGGTTTATATTTCCAGGACACTGCCCCAAGTTATCACAAGGGAAATTTCCAAATAAATACCACTACGGCAGATGTCGCACAATTTGCTTGCGTATCTACTAGCGCTTCGAAAATTGTTGCCGTGTTGGCAGGGGCTGCAAGTCAATCAGCTTCGATACTAGAAATGAGAAACAGTTCAGGTACAGCTCTGACAACGTTCAATAGTTCAGGTCAGCTGTCTGTTTTTGCAGGCTTTGCGGACGCGGTGAATATTGCGGTAGGCACAACCACGGGCACAAAGATCGGAACGTCAACCAGCCAAAAGATAGGCTTCTTTAACTCTGCTCCCGTGGTTCAACAGACTGTTACAGGATCTCGAGCCTCGGGTGCCGCGTTAGTTGACCTTCTCTCTAAACTAGCAACATTAGGTTTAATCGTTGATTCAACGTCTGCATGAGGTAGTATTATGGCAAGTATTATGTTTAAAATTGATGGCGACGAACAGATTATTTCATTCGGTCTAAATGCCTTTGTAAAAAGTCATGGGTGGAAAGAAGACTCTGAGATAGATACGCATGAGTATGCAAGAAATATCATTAGAAACTTCATCAGAGAATCCGTAGCCGCATATGTTTCTAAGGAAGCTGAGAAGGCTGCTAAAGAAGCTGCGATGACGCAAGCGGTAGCAACGATGAATCAATTAAATTCAACTCTTGAACTGCTATAACAACAGGATAAACGGGAATATGACCACAGAACAGGCTATGAACATCTTAAGAAATGCGTGTGCTACAGTTGTAGGTACTTTAAAAGACCACGAAGCAATCCAAGGTGCTTTGGCCACAGTTGAAAAAGCCATCGCTCCTAAAGAAGAAAAGGCAGAGTAAATGACCATCTCGCTTATACAGCAACGCGTATTTCACGGCACGACTGACATTAGCCGAGAGGCTAACGACTTTCGGTCTCTTAACTATGCGTTGACGTATACGGCTGGTGAATATCTTTACGTTGGTCAAAGGACTCCTTTCAATAGCCTTTGGTTTGACCTTGCCACGGTGTCCGGATCGAGTGCTGGCACGCCGGTCATTAAAGCATGGTGGGGTAATACTTGGGAAAGCGTCGTCGATATCCAAGACGAAACCAATGGTATGCAAGCCTCTGGCCGGATTACATGGGCTTTAAATCGTCTTAAGGGCTGGGATAGGGAGCAAGACAGTGTAGACGTTGGCCTAACAGGTACGGAAGTTTACAATATGTTCTGGCTGAGGATCAGCTGGGCTTCTAGCTTTACGGCAAGTATCTCCTACATCGGTCAGAAGTTTTCTAACGATACCGTGTTAGGGTCTTTCTACCCTGATTTGCTACAGACAAACATCCTTACTGGATACAAGTCTGGTAAAACAAACTGGAACGACGAGCACTTTCAGGTTGCTGAAATGATCGTCAAGGATTTGCAGTCCAGGAATATGATACTATCTAGGGGTCAAATCTTTGACTGGGTACACTTCGAGGAAGCTGCTTGCCGTAAACTTGGGGAAATTGTGTACGGTTGTTTTGGCGAAGCCTACAGAGAGCACGTGAGAGACGCGCGGCGCGACTATGAGGATCAGATGAATAAGAAGGCGATGACTTTAGACGAGGACATGGATGGTCACGTTAGAGATTATGATTTAGCCGCAAGGCAGGGGTTTATGACTCGCTAGGGTAGATAAACATTTAACCCAAGGACGGGTTGCATGTCGACGATCGAAACTGTTTACGACACTTTTACGGACAAGGTTGCAGCTGCCCTGACAGGGTATGCGCGTATAGCGAACCCGTATGATTTAGCTGACAATCCTGACATTATTTTGCGAAAAGGCTACGGCGTTGCCATAGGTCCAGGTACCAACACCGAAAGGTTTGTTGGCTGCATTGCAACCTGGGAAGCTAACTTTGTTGTCGGGATCATCCTTCAGGTAGCAAGCACAGAGAACAACGTAGACGGAAGGTCAACTACAGAGCGCAATTTGCTTGAAGGCGTTGAGGCTCTGCTGATTGCATTCGAAAACGACCCGTCCCTAAGCGGGAACGTGATCAAGGCGGTCGTCAATTCCCATTCGGGTATCCAGTACATCCCCGGCGAGCGGGGTAAGTACGTTGCCATAGAAATAGATTTCACTGTAGAATACTTACAAACACTCTCTTAATTCATAGAAAAGGAGCCAAGGATGGCATCTATTCGCAGCAGAAAAAGTGTATTGGCCGTTGTAGAAGAAACGACCGAAGGCACAATCAAAGCACCTACATTGGCCACTGAATATGTTGCGCTTCAAGACGCAGCCTTCACCATTACGCCAGCATACGAAAACCTAGAGAACGCTGAGCTACGTGCAAGCATCGGTGCGGCTAAGCCTATCGTTGGCGCAGAAGCTCCCTCGGCTTCTCTTACCCATTACATGCGTGCAAGCGGCGTCGAAGGACAAGCGCCTAACTTCTCGCCTCTTCTTAAGGCAGCGTTTGGCTCGGTTGCTACTCTTGGCACTGAGTACAACACCGTAGCGTCAAGCACTGTAAGCGTTATTAAAGTTGACACGGGTGAAGGCGTAAACTTCACTCGCGGCAAAAGCCTGCTAATCAAAGACACAACAAACGGCTACCGTCAACGCTTTGTAAAGTCTCGCTCAACCGATGACTTGACTATCGGCTTTCAAGTTCCAGTAGCTCCAGGCACAGGCGTTAACCTTGGTAAGTACGTTGCTTACTCGCCTGCTGACACTGGTCACCCATCACTTAGTATCTGGCACTACATCGGTAACGAAGGCGCAATCGCTGCTATGGCTGGAGCCCGCGTCACTAGCACATCTGTGACAATTGACGCCACTCAGCTTATGACTCTTGGCTTTGACCTTGAAGGCATTAAGTACTTCTTCAACCCAATTGAAGTTGTAACCAGCGCAAACAGCATCACCTACGACATCGGTGGCGGTGACGTTACCGTTACAGTCCCTCTTAAGACTTACGAGACTCCTCAAGAACTAGCTTCAGCAGTAACAACTGCTCTTACAGCTGCCGCAGTGACCTGCACATACGACAATGCCA